GCTGCTTACTGGAGCTTGGTCTGTGGCTAAGTGGAGGGGGAGTCACCTTCGTCTGGCGTATGGACCGCAGCCAGCTCCACCAGGCAACGGGATTGATCCTGCACCGAAGGTCATACCCACTTATCCACCAAGCTGGGTGCTGGCACAGTGGCATCTACGAGTCCAGGTCGTGGAGGATCTGAAGAGGGTTCGCAGGGAAGCATCGAGTCGGATGTATCTCAACCTCCCAGATTGGAAATTCAAACTGCGCCCATCGCTTGAGGATGTAACTCATACATGCAATACGCTGTTACACCGACTCAACCAAGCGCACGAACCAGTGTGGATTGAACTAGACTTGGAGACTCGCGCAGGACACATTGCTTGTCTCGGAATGTCTTGGTCGACAGAAGACGCCATTTGCATCCCATTCATGTGCGTGGAGCGTATCCGTGGCTACTGGACTCCGTGGGAAGAGGCTAGAGTAATCTGGCTTCTGCATAAGGTGCTCACCCACCCGAAGGTTGCTGTTCGCTGGCAGAATGGTCTGTACGATGCACAGTATATCTGGCGCCACTGGCACTTCGTTCCGAATGGAAAGCAGGATACAATGATCTCCCACCACACTGCGTTTGTGTCTCTCCCAAAATCACTCGCAATGCAGTCATCACTCTACAGTCCGCACTACGTCTATTGGAAAGATGACGGTAAGACCTGGGAGCCGAACCAGCCGGAGGAGAAGTTGTGGGAGTACAACTGCATTGACTGTGTGCGGACACGGGAAGTAGGGGAGGCTGAACTCCAAATTCTGGAAGACCTAAAACTCCAGAAAGTCGAGGCATTCCAGCAGAAACTTTTCTGGCCGGTGTTGCGAGCAATGCAGCTTGGCGTCCGGGTGGATGAAGATCAGAGGAAGAAACTCAACACAGAAATCCAGCATGAGATAGCTGTGAGGGAAGACTGGCTGTGCACTATCTTGCGTAGTGACATTAACCTCAATTCCAGCGTCCAGATGCAAGACCTGTTCTACCAGCGACTCGGGCAGCCAAAGGTAATGTCTAGGCCGAAGAAAGGACAGACCCCTCACGTGTCCTGCGATGATGAAGCTCTAAATACAATAGCCACACGCGAACCACTGCTCCGCCCTATCATCAACGCTATAGCAGACATTCGCACACTGCAAGTCCTGATTCGGACCTTCATCAATGCACGAGTCGATGCGGACGGGCGGATGCGAAGTTCATTCAACATCGCTGGAGATGCCGATGCCAAGTCAGCTCCATACACCTATCGCTTAAGTTCATCTACAAATGCGTTTGGAGGTGGATGTAACTTCCAGAACATTCCATCGGACAAGTCCAAGGCAGCTGGTAAGGCTGCGGCTAGGGGGAAGACCTTCACCTTCCCAAACATGCGCTCGATGTATGTGCCTGACCCGGGCTACACCATGTTCGACATGGACTTGGACCGAGCCGATCTGCAGGTCGTGGTGTGGGAAGCAGATGATCAGATGCTCAAAGCCGCACTTCGAATGGGGGCTGACATTCACCTGCTTAACGCCTATGCACTGGAAGGGAAGAGTCCCCCACCATTGGAGGAGCTGGTCGAGATTCATCCGAAGTACATCGAACATCGAGGACCGCGCAAGCACAAGCGGGAATTTGCGAAGGTATTTTGCCATGCTACAAATTACGGTGGAAGTGCTCGCACCATTGCAGCTGCTACAGGTAACACCATAGCTGAAGTAGATCGGGCGCAACGTATCTGGTTTGCCAGTCACCCTGGAATCAAGAAGTGGCATGATCGTACATTGGAGCAGATACAGCGCTTCCGTTTTGTGGAGAATAAGTTCGGGTATCGCTGGCATATCTTTGACAGACTGGATAGGGCTTTGCCACAAGCACTGGCCTGGATTCCACAGTCAACTGTTGGGTGTTACATCAACAGGATTTGGGTCGCAATCTACGATAACATACCGGATGTGCAGGTACTGATCCAGGTGCATGACTCCCTGGTCGGTCAGTTCCCGACGCACATGGCAGCGGAGTGCAAGCAGCGTATAGCCAAAGTGAGCCGAATTGTGATTCCATATGATGATCCACTGATCATTCCAACCGGGATGAAGACTAGCGAAGTTAGCTGGGGAGCCTGTGTATGAGCACGAGTATGTGGACTATGAAACCTAAGATCTGGAAAGAAGGTCAATGGTGGTTTTGCTCTTACTACAAGCAAAGACTGAGAAATCTAACCTGCGATGGAGATACTGGAAGAGGTTTCACACCTTTTATAGCGTGGTATAATTGGAAGTACAGGACGTATAATGCCAGCTAAACGACACTTCCCTTCCTGGCTCGAAGCGTATGTCAATTTCGCAGCTCACACCGAGGCCCCACGCCTGATGCATTTCTGGGCAGGTGTGTGGGCATTAGCAGGCGTCTTACGCAAGCGGGTCTGGATGGATCAAGTGGCTTTCAGGTGGGTCCCAAACTTCTTCATTGTGTTTGTTGCTCCACCTGGAGTCGTATCAAAATCAACCACCGCAGGATTTGCAGAGTCGTTCCTGCGCAATGTACCTGGAATTAAGTTTGGCCCGGACATTGTAACCTGGCAATCACTCATCACTTCTTTTGCCTCTAACTGTGAAACTTTCGAGTACAATGGCGAGCACTATCCAATGTCACCGATCAATCTGTGCGCATCTGAGTTCGGAAACCTTGTAGATTTCAGGAACAACGAGATGGTCAATATGTTCATCGATCTCTGGGACGGTCGCAAAGCACTTATCAAGAATACTAAGAACAGTGGTAATGACATTGTGGATAGTCCCTGGGTCAATATGCTCGCATGCACTACGCCAAACTGGATTGCAAACAACATGCACGCAGGGATTGTCGGCGGAGGTTTCACAGCTAGGTGCATCTTCATCTATGCGGATACCAAGGAACGTTTCATTGCCTATCCAAAGTATAACTTTCCTGAGCAACGAGACAACACTATTTTGAAACTTCAACAAGATCTAGAACATATTGCCATAACACTTTGTGGGGAGTATGAACTCAATGCAGCTGCACGTACCTGGGGAGAACGTTGGTACGAACAACACTGGAAGTCAGTATCCAACGGCTGGAGGGAAGAGTGGCTGTCAGTCTATATGGCAAGGAAACAAACTCACCTGCACAAACTCGCAATGGTCTTGGCAGCTTCGCAACGAGATGAACTACTGATAACAGAGACAGACCTGAAACTAGCTGACGTTTTGCTTGAATCTACGGAAAAAGGTTATGCTAAAGTATTCGCACATGTCGGGAAAACGACAGAGGCAGTTGAAGCCGACAAGCTACTCGACTATATTAAGTCAATGGGCGAAGCAACGTATCCGAAAGCTTTCAAGATCTTGCACAACGCATTCCCGCAAGCAAGGGATTTGGAAGGAGCGATAACCGGACTCATACGAGCCGGCTGGGTGAACCTCGAGCAACGGGGTTCTGATATGTACTTAGTATATACTGGAGATGATGATGCAGGAAAAACCGATGATTGAGGATGTGTTTAATCCGAAGCAAGACTCTATACCTGAAGAACGTATTCCGCGAGTAGAAGACTTATTAAGAGAAGTATTTGCCCTTTTGAGAGAACGTGGAAAAGTTTATGACACCTCTGGAGAGTCTGGTCTCGAACGCAGTATGGAAAAGACCGTGGCCCTGTTCAACCTACGAACTGGTCACAACCTTACCGAGACCCAGGGCTGGATATTCATGGGGTATCTGAAGGATGTACGGCAGGATGCGGCCGGGGGAAAGCATCATGACTCAGCTATCGATAAAGTGAGCTATGCTTTGTTGGAGGCTGAGGCAAGGTTTCGGGCTAGGATGAACACGGAATGAATGCATTACATGAACACGAAACAACCGATCATCCACAAGTAACAGACCTGTCAATACTGCTCGGACTAGCCCCTGCCATAAAGCACACTCCACCAGCTAAACCCAAAGTCCTTTGCGAAGAAGACCTGCCTAAAGGGCGTGTATGGTTTAGCGGAACAAGTTGGATTTTCAATGTATGCTTTAAAGGTGTTCGATTAGAAAAAGCCGGTCATAAGACGGCGGAAGAAGCAGAAGCTGCTAAAAGCGCCTACCTGCAAAGACGCCTCAAGCAGCTTCAAAGTGCGGGCCAGTGATGGCCCGTTTTTTATTAATCAAGCCATCCAGCAAACCTATGCTTAGGAGTTGATTCCGGAGCAAGTGACCTCTCCATCCCGGTCTCCCAAAGTAGAGTTCCTAGAGTCTGAAACTCCGCATCGACAATGGCGTGGATATACTGATCACCTACTGGAATTGAAAGACCAGCAACAGTGTTTGTCAACACGACAGATTGACTAGGGAACTCCTCTCCATCTGCAGGAATGCAGATTATTTCTTTATAACTCATTTACCGGTCCCTCCAAGATCTTTAGGCTTTTCAAGTTTTGGCGGCTTTCCTTCTTTAATCAATTCAGCAGAAGTTTTCGACGTTTCACCGGGCTTGCGAAAAACCGTTGTCCCGTCTGGTTTGGATTCCACCAGCTTTTCCTTAATGACAATTGATTTATTCTCGTCGTTAAATTCTACCTTTAGATCTTTTCCGCTTTTACCGCGGAAAATTACACCAGGAGAAAGAAGAGTAAAGTTGGTAGCAATTGCAATTATCTTGTTCATGCCGTCACCGCCCGAAGTTCTGCATCAGTCATTGCATAGTTGTAGATGGCTGCGTTTTTGAAAAAGCCCGCAGCACTCGATCCTACCTCAATACTGGATAGTCCCATTCCGCCGTCGTAAGTTCCAGGTGTTCCAATAACTCCGCCAGAAGAAACAGTCATAGCACTACCGCCCCATCTAAAAGCCAACTTCTCTGACGATCCAGGAGTTCCAGAAGGACCGTTTGCTGAATTGGTTCCATCATACGCAGTAGCTCCAGAATTGGATGTCGATAGCAAGAGTCCGTTTGTCGCGCTACCTATTGCACCACCAGAATAAGCAAGAGGAGCCACTTCAACAAACGCAGTTCCAGCCGTGTCTGACCAGTTGCTTGCGGTCTGGTAGGTCAACGAATCTGAATTCCTCGTAACTGTCGCAGTCGTAGTAACAATCGGACTGGTTGCTACACTTCCAGCTTCATTCTGCACGCAATCCACATCGATCGCATCGCCGCTTGTACCGAGTTTGAAGCCGACAGACGGATTAGCTAGCGTTGATGTGATCTGTACTCTCGACCACGTGCTGCTGTTGATCTGAGACGTAATGTCTGTCCAGGAACTTCCTCCATCCTGAGTAAAGGAAATAGTCCCGGTTCCAGTCCTGCGCTTGACATAAGCCGAGGCACAACGTGCTGCAGAAGCCAGTGTGATCGGCTGCAGGATGATGGCGTCTGCTGCGGTGGCTGTTAGAGTTGTTGCTGTGTTGGCTATGCCGTCTAGGCCGGTGGCTGTCTTGGCCGCAGTGATATTCGTCTTGGTCGACCACGCTGCATTGCTCAGATCTCTGGAGTGCAGCAGATTATTCGTCGCCGACGCTTCTCTCCTGAACCCGAGAAGATTCGCCGCTGGTATAGGCGCACCTTGCCAGTCGGTCTCGAAGTACTTAGCACCGTCGATACCTGCGCCGTCGTATACATAAGACCCACCAACAACCGTATAATCGTTTAGGGTAGAACCGTAATTATATTGTGGGTAACAAACTTCAATTATATCTCCGGTTGTCCATGTTGCAGTACTAATAGTAATGTCAATAAATTTAACGGAAGCAGAGGCGTGAGAGATGTCAGCAAGTTGTATTTTCTGCCATACGGCAGTAGTATCAAACACTGCTGATCCTGCGTCGTTTAGGTCCAGGGTGATTTGTGTTCCAGACCCCGAAATTTTTCTTACCCAGATAGCCCCGGAAATTTTTGCTCCAGATGTAACTGTCCCAGACCCTTGTATTCTCAACCCTGTTGTGGATACCCCAACAGTTACCCGACAAACATTTATTTGGTTTCCGTCAGGCCCATCTGTAATAACGGCCGTTTTAGTGCCAATACCTCCGATCATTGTCCAAGAAGCGTTACTTGGATCTTCTGTATTAATTATTTCGTTACGAGAGACCCCGACTGAGACATACTCGGGGACGTAGGAGGCGTTGTAGCCGGTGACATCTACTAGCTGAGCTCTCCATATAATGAAGGTTTGACCAGCAGCTTTTGACGTACTCACGTTTCCGTCAGACGCAGTACCCCATATTTGCACAGTAGAAACTGTGACTCCTGGCGCTAGTATAGTCAAATCAACCACGCCGGGAGATACAATAGTACGCGATAGCGTTGCTCCCGGGATGATATTTGATACTGTGTCAGTATCAAAATCGTAAAACGGTATTTTATCGGCGGTAATATACTGCCCAACTCTTATGCCAACGTACCTATGATTTCCCTTACTAAACCTTACAGTCGCGCACATCGTTGCACCAACTATGGCAACATGTTCGTTTATACCCAGAGAATAAGTACCTCCAGTACCAGTAACTGTGTAAGAACCGTTTCCGTTGTCAGTTTTTGTAGCTGCGCTGGTTGACCAAGTTGCTGCGCTGAATAATTCAGATTTTGAGAATAGATTCCGCACCAACCTCGCCCCGCCGAAGAACGCGCAGCCTGACGATAGCTCCTTCAGATACCCGAGCTCGTTGAATCCCCAAGATTTTGTAGCGCGAGTGAAAGTCGGCGACCCTGTTCCTCTACTTAAAAGTAATGAAGCTTGTAAAGGGGCGTGTAACAGGCAGGAAGACGTATTGAGGACATTGTGTATAGAACTTTCCGAAGATGCGACCCAAGATACACCTTTTTCGCTTCCAGCATCTCGTGTGATAGTCATAGAAATCTCCTTATTGAATGATCTTTAAAGTAGCAGATCCTGAGGTGTACGATGAACAGGTTAGTCGCACAGCTCTGACTGGAAAATCATAGTTGCTGTCAGTGCTTGCTGTAATACCCGACAACACTGAATGGGTAAAGACAGTTGGACTGGGATCAGTCTGGATGTTGTCGAAAGTATGCTCTACTTTATAGGAGCCAGTTCCAGTGATCTCTAGACATAAGCTAACTTTAAAATCGCCCCCCTTAATGTTAAGAGGAATCCAGTTAGAGCTGGTAGCGGATGATACGGTTACACTTGTTTCCATTTGAAACTCCTTGATTATTTCAGATGCTCTTTAATCCACAGAAAAGCTGCCGCAACAGCAGCCACAATCGGCACGAAAAATTTGAAAACAGTTACCATGAACTTACTCCCCTTGTACAACTCGAGAAGTTCATTTACTAATTCCTTGGTCTCTTTTGTCTCAGCCAGATGCACAATGAGTTCATTGTGGAATTGCAGTAACAGGTCGTCTTGGCGATCAAGCCGCTTTGTTACTTCCTCCGCCAAGGTTATCATGGACTGACGACGCTCTCTACCGTTCCAGCATGTTTGACCAGATTGTCCTGGAATTTCCAATATATGGCTGAATACTGGAGGAATTGAATTTGGATTGCTCATTATTGTTCCTGTTAGTTAGAGTTCGCAGTTAAGATAAACAGTGTGAATGCCATTATCTCCAGCACCATTCACCTTAATCACCAAAGCATCGGCAGTAGTCCCGGTTGTAGTAAAGGCTGCGGCATCCCCGAGTGTTACTGTAGGAATGTCACGCATGTGGATTGGAACGCTTATCTCGGAAGTTGTCAGGTACAAATCCATTTGCTGGTAGTAGCGGTTGCACTCTTGGCGGGTGACTGCACGAGACTTTGGACAAAGCATGATTCCGTCCGCATGTGGAGAACTTCCTTGATCTACAACTACGAAACTATCAAGGTACACCTCATCGTCGATGGCAGACGACGTACTGTCAAAACTGACCGCAACTTCAAAAGCAATCTGCTTTATGGAGGCTCCAAAAGTAAAGGGGAACGCTCCAGTTACGTCACTATCCATAGCCAGCGCCAAACCGGTCCAAGAACCCGCCAGATAACTGGCGAGACTTTCATCAACTCCTGTTCCTGTGTAAACTGAAAAGACTACCGAAATAACGTTTGCCCCTGTCTTTACGCCGAATTGTACCCATAAAGTTTTGTCCTTTCCGGCATACTTCAAACTGTCTTCCGTGTCAAGGATTTGAACCAAGCGTACTGCACCTGTGTTTGTCCCGGCAGTACGTTTTATAGTGATGCTGGTACTGTCGTGGCCAGTGTCGATCAGTGTTTTGAAGTCCGTAGATGGAGCTACTCCGTACCACCGACGAGCATGCTGAGTGTATGGAGCTGTAGTGGCGAAAACAACATCGTCCTGAACAGTGTATTCACGTTCTTGGAAATAGCTGTTATGGACAATGTTATTACCAGGAGATGGTAGTCCACTAATAGCTGAGATGGAATTAAAGGCCTGGATGAGTGCTGTCCGCAGTTTATAGAACCAGTCTTGCCAGGAAGCTGAGTTAAACTGATTGATGCCTGGAGGTGGTGGAAGGCTGAAAGACATTATTTGGATCCTTTCTCAGCGGCCCTGCGTAAGCGTTCTGAACGTGCGAGAAGTTTCTGTTCCTGGTTCATCCCATGTACAGGGAAACCAAGCCCGCCGGAGATTGAACGACCTACACGCTCCTCGACAGAAAGGTGAGGCTGAGCAAGAGGACTGGCAGTGAATGGCGCTGCTTTGAGGGCGGCATAAGTTACAGGGGAATGGGGCGACATCGCCATGAAACCAGACCCGTGACGATATGCTGCAATATCTGCGGCCAAGCTGGGCAGGTATCCGAGTTTATTCATGGCGAACTTAACCGGGTCCATGACAGCGTGGACAGCTTCTGCGGAGTGCTTACCCGGCTGGATGGATGTGCCGTCAGTGAATTCGATTCGAGTCGGGTCTTTGTTTTCCCAGATTGGCTTGCCCGTTACTGCATACTGGATTCCGTTGATGAGGGTTATCCACAATGCTGCGGAGCGTAGTGCGTATTGACGGTACAGATCCACTGCATTGGTCGGTTTCAGAAGACCACGGAAACCAGTCTCACTCTTACCAAAGACATTAAATCCTGCACGGAGGGTGGATAGAGCCCAATC